CAAACACCAGCGGCGGCGCGGTGACGGTGCAGTTGCAGCCGGGCGTGACGTTCGTGAACAGCGGGCCAAGCATCACGGTTGACAATGCAGTGTCTGCCACGCTCACCATAGATGGCATTGTCTCCGGCTCCCGCATCCTGATTCGCCGCACAGACACACAGACAGTCTTGGTGAACGCAGTGACCGGCACATCTTATGCTTACCCCTATGTGGTCTCTGGTTCTATCCCAGTGGAGATTGTACTTAGGAACGCTAGTGGATCTCCCGCTTATCAACCTTTTCGCACGACTGCTACGCTGTCAGCGGTCAACGCCACCATCACAGCTTTACAAGTTCTAGACCAATAGGAATAAATCGTGCCAATTGAAACCGACTTCACAATTTCCGCGACAGGCGATGTTCGTCGTCAAGGTGGGGCTAGCACAGCCGTTTACACTGTCCTGGAGCTACACCAATGGCTACAAGACTTGGCCGACGATGCAGCGGCATCCGGTAACGACTTGCTCGACATCCTTGCCCCTAACCCTTCGAAGCTGGACGGTCCACGAGACATTGCGGTTGCCTCGCGGCTAAACCTTCTGACAGATGGATCAGTTGCGTTCAACCTGGACGACACGGCAGCGCAGTTCATCAACTTTGGGTCTATCAAACAGCAAGCAGCCGCAGTCCAGTACTCGGGCCTCAAGACAATCGGTGGCATCGTTGCGGCGAGCCCGATTTATGTGGTACAAAGTGGATCAAAATTGACAAAATTTTGGTCTGATGGGCACGTTCAGGTTTTGGTTAAGGTTCGGACTGGTGGGGCGTTTATCGACTCAGGAAACGTCACTGCATTCAGTCGTAAGTGGGGCCAGACATACTCACACTTCGATGTGAACCTCTCGGCTGGGGGTGAGAGCAACGCTGCTCTTTCAACAGCGATCGACCCCAACATTGTTTTGTCAGAAGCCAGCGCTGCAGCCTTGTCTAGCAAGGTCACCGTGACGTTTGGTGATACAACCCAAGACTTGGGCAACGGGAACGGTTCCAAGCTGTACAAGGGCACCATTGCCCTGACCGGCAGTTGTACGTTGCAAGAAGCCTACCAGTACCTGCAATACCTAACTCGGGAGAATAGTGCAGCTACGCTGAACAGTATCCCTGGGTGGCGATACCGTGTGCTGAACTCAGCCTACACAGAGATACCCTCGGCCCCTTTTGGGACCTTTGCAGGGGGTACATTCTTTGCTGCCCAAGGTTGGTATCTGACAGGAGTTTTACCAGCGGAATCTACAAGATACCAGCTTATTGCGCACGACGGCACCAGTCAAGTTCCGCCTACGTTGATCGGGATCACTCTCGGGAATCTGGTGTCGGGTGACCGTGTGTTAGCAGCGCGAGAGAACGGTTCCGGTGGGATTCTGAAAGATGAATACACGCCGGTAGCGGCCAGCTCTGGTGCAACTTCGATTCAGGTGGTTGAGTCAATTAAGACCGACACACCAGCGTCTGGAGTTATACGCATCAAGAACCTGCGATACACGTATAGTTCATTCAACGCAGGTACCAAGACATTCTCTGGCTTATCGCCTGGGCTTGCTTCAAACATTGTAACCGCTGATGATGTTTTCGTTCCCTACATTGACAAGGTTGCGGCATCAAGCAGCGAGAGCGTGACGTTCATTTACTCATCCAATTTTTCGGCACGGGTAGACGTGCGAAACGGCAGCGGTGGGTCACCTATCATACCATTCAATACCCTTTTGTCAGTAACGTCGGCAGGGGGTTCCGTTAACGCAAGTCGAAACAGCGATGTGTAAAAAATGCCATTTTATTCGCACCCATTTACTTTCGATTTTCAAACTTCACTCATTAACATCGATAGCGGTTTTACCGACGTTGACTGCGACTCGCTTTATACAGCTATTAAATTAGCTCAAGCGAGCGAAGAAGGAATCATCTATGGGCGAATCGCCGCAGGGACGGGCCTCGTCGAACTTGGACCAGGGGTACAAGTTGGTCTCACCGTCGAATTATTGGGGTCTTGGCAATTACGTTTTGCCGTTGGCAACTACGTTGCCCGTGTCGCCGGGGGAAACCTTGTTGGGGGACCAGGAGCAGACCCCATTGCCTACAGTGCAGGAGTCCAAGTCCTCCTCATCCAATCCGCCGCTAGTACCATTGTTACCTCCTCTGTCGATGGGGTCGCAACTGCCGTCTGGAGTGCAGTAGACTCAGCTAATAACCTGCCGGGAACGATGGGAGCTAAAGTGAATGCAACCGCACCAGATGCGACTAAACTCATTGACGTTTGGAGACGGCTAGGACTAGATCCAGCTAATCCGTTAGTCAACACAGCAACGCTCATATCCGCTGGCACGACGCTACAGATAGACGTTACGCAGACGGCAACAACTGTAACGACGACAAGGCAACCGTAAACTAATACCGATATGTCCATCCTGGAGACTTACTAAAACATGGCTGCTATTCAGTACACCCACTATGGCTCAATGATTGCTGCCATTGAATATTTCTCAAATCGACTATTCAGTGAGCCCTGGGACAATGCAACAATCGAGGATAAGAGACGTGGCTTGATTGCCGCATCACGAATCATTGACACATTGAACTATAAGGGAACAATCGCATCCCCAACGCAATATCATGAGTTCCCAAGGGGCTCAGACACTGTTGTCCCTGCTGCCATCGAACAAGCTTGCTATGAAATTGCACTTGCTCTGTTAGACAACCGGGACCCAGACATGGAACTTGAGGCCCTAGGTATTTCCAGCCAGGGTATCGAGTCAGTTCGCACGACATACAGTCGAAAGCAGGTGCCAATTGAGCACCTAATCAATGGCGTACCTAGCAACTGTGCATGGAGATTGCTGCGGCCTTTCCTAAGAGACGAGGATGCAATTTACCTCGTACGTGTTTAATACCCAGTCTGGGTATACATTCCAGTAGCTCAATTGGTAGAGCATCGGTTTCCAAGTCCGAAGGTTCTAGGTTCAAGTCCTAGCTGGTTTGCTAGTCCTAACGTGTGAGGCTTCTACACACGGCAAGCAAGTATCTAGCAGACCCTCATGCACTGATACCCAAGCAACACAAGAAGAGGGGTCTATGAAAGGGACATAAGTCCATGGTTAAGTTCGCATTATTGTTGTCCTCGTATGCAATTCCAGCAGACGTTTGCTTCGACAATGAGGGTGGTGGGGGTGCTGGTAATGGTACTGGTGAGGGTGGCGATACCGCTGCTGCCGCTGCTGCCACTGCCGCTGCTGCCGCTGCTGCCGCTGCTGCAAGCAAGACGAAGGCCTTCTCACAAGAGGATATCAACACCCTTTTGGCCGAGGATCGACGCAAACATGCTGCTAAGCTCAAAGCCCTTGAGGAAACTCTACAGGGCACCTTGAAGACTTCGCAGATGACGCAACAACAACGTGATGAGCTGGAAGTTTCTATGGAGGATATGCGTAAGCAATTCCTTTCCAAGGAACAGCAGGCTCTCATGGAGAAGCAGACCATTGAGTCAAACTACAAGAAGGAGCTTGAGGCTGAGAAGGCTGCAAGGAAAGCATTTGAGACCAAGTTTGTTGACTCAACAATCAGTCGGTCCCTCGCGGATGCTGCCATTGACAACGGTGCATTCAGTGCGGATCAAATCGTGGCACTGCTTAGGCCCCATACTAAGCTCATCAATGATGTCCCAGTAGTGGACTTCAATGATAAGCATGCGGAGACAGGTGAACCCATCATTACTCAGATGTCACCTGCCGCAGCCGTGAAGCGTATGAAAGAACTCGCTGAAGTTCATGGCAACTTGTTCAAGAGTAACGTGGTATCGGGGGTGGGCGGTTCTAGTGGAACCGCTAACCCAGGGAAAATTGATATGCGTAAGCTGACCCCCCAGCAATACGCCAAGCTTCGCAGGGAAAATCCATCCGCACTTGGGTTCTAGAGCAAAACTAACGTAAGTTTGCAACTCAAATCATGGTATCCCAACACATTCTTTAGAAGGTTATTTTAAGACATGGAAAAGTTCCAACTCATCGCTCTGTATGCCGTTCCTGCTCTCGTTTGCTTCGACAATAGCAACGATGCTTACATCCCAGAGCAGTGGGCAAATGAAAGCTTGATGATTCTCGAAGAGTCGATGGTTATGGCCAATTTGGTTCACCGTGACTTTGAGTCCCAAGTTCAGAACTTCGGTGATGTGGTCAACACTCGCAGGCCAAGCAAGTTCGCTAGCCAGCGTCGAGGTGACTTTGATGCGGTTTTGGCACAAGATGCCAACAGCACCAACGTTGCGGTGGTTTTGGACCAACACCACTATAACACATTCGTCATCCGCGACGGTGAAGGCAGCAAGTCCTTTGCAGACTTGGCAAACATCTACCTTCGACCAGCCGTTCAAGCTGTAGGACGTGGTGTTGACCGCTCTGTAGCTGGACAAGCACACCGCTTCTTTGGCACCCCTGCCGGTCGAGTTGGCGCACTCGGAGCAAGCACCTCGTCCAACGTTCGAAGCAACATTGTTGAGTGTCGCGAGAAACTCAACCTGTTGAATGTTCCTCAGGATGAGTTCCGAAATATGGTTGTTGCCCCTGGTGTTGAAAGCGACATGCTCAACACCGACCTGTTCGTTCGAGCCAACGAATCGGGAAGCGCTGACGCTCTGCGACGAGCAAGCATCGGGAATCTGTTCGGCTTCAACATCTACGCAGCAAACAACGTCCCCGCAGTGTCCTTGGCACAGTGTGACGTGGTCACCGGAACCATCACCAATGCGATTGCCGCTGGTGCTGCTCCCGCGTCCCAGGCTTGCGTTATCTCTGCCTACGATGTCCAAGTTGGTGAGTACTTCACCATCGCTGGTAATGCTCAACCACAGATCGCTACTGCTAAGACGTTCTCTACGAACACGACTGCCATCACACCAAACGAATCGAACAAGTTCGCAACTTCTGCTGGAGCAGTTGTGACTGTGTACAGGCACTTCGCTGCCAAGGGCGCTCAAGTTGCTGGCCAAAGCAAGGCTATCCTTGTCGACGGCTACACGCTACCTCCAACCGCTGGCCGTATGGTCTCCATCGGAACCGGCGCTGCAAAGCGTGACTACACGATCATCGAAGCATACGCAGGCCCAGCTTCCGACTGGTTCATCCTTTTGGACCGACCTCTTGAGGCTAACTTGGCTGATAACGGTTTGATTTTCCCAGCACCCGCTGGTGAATACAACATGGCCTTCCACAAGAATGCCTTGGCGTTGATCACTCGACCTCTGGCTCGCCCAAACACGAGCACTGGTGTATTGAGCACTGTCGCAAGCAATGGCGTCTCCTCGATGCGAATCTGCATGCAATACGACAGCTCGTTGATGGGCACACGCTGCACCGTTGACATGCTCTCTGGTGTTGCGTTGCTTGATCCTAACATGGGTGTCTTGTTCCTCGGCTAATCACAAGAAAGTCCTCCCCGGCTAAACACCGGGGAGGTTTTGTTTATGACAGACCTATTTGCGCTGATCGAAATCTATGGGCCTGTCTTAGGCCTACTACTGTTTATCGCAATGAAGCAATTACAAGTATTAGGTATCAAGCCTAGACTTGATTCAATGGATGCAAAACTGGCTCAACTCATAGAACGGACGGAGGTGGTTAGTGCAAAACAAGACGATGAATCGAATGATTCAAGTGGCACTGTACCAATTCAAGAAACAGTACGGTAGTGGGCCAATTGACATCTACAAATATTCTAGTGCCGATGTAAATCTAAACACTGGAGTTAGAACAGAGACAACTACCTGTACCACAATCAGGAAGGTTGTTGTCCTACCCGCTAAAGCTGAACGAACTCTTGTTAGCTCTATCTCAAAGATAAGTGCGGATAAACAGTTTGTTTACGGGGGTACCTATGATCGAACAAGACGTATGTTCTTGATTGACAAGAGGGATGCCCCAAATCTGAATCTCAAGAAAGATGATTGGATCGTCTACCAGGACCGTCGATATGATGTGGCCACATTTGACGCCTTTGATTTCGATTCTCTGTGGGTTGTCATTGGGCACGAATTAGTTGGGGATAAACCACCACGAGTGATCCGGTTGAACATCACCGATGCCTTGCCTCTTGCTGGCTCGTCTGGAGGGACAACATGATAAGTGACTGGACACGTTGGATGCATGCATCCGTGGCAGCCTACTTGCGTACTGTTGCCACCACTGCTGGCATACCATCGCTTGCAGAAGGTCTTGAGGAAAGGACAACCGCTTTTGAGGAGGCCCAGGATCGTGTAGAGATCAGATTCAATGGTCCCTACACAAGACGATACTCAGGGCTAACCGAAGCAAAGATGAGCGTGAACGTATTGCTCACGTCAAACTTTGGCAACAAGAAGAAGAATGCTTTCTCTCTTGATAATGCACTTGGTCAGTTTCATTCTGCCATGGATGCAGGCATCCCCTTGTTCAAGATGGGTGCACCCACTGACGACCTAGCACAACTCGGTTGTTTGCAAGTCATCAGTGACGTAAAGGTTTTTCACTTTGGTCAACTCGACCCCAAGGACCGAATACGACAAGGTATGGTGACTGCATCATACCTGTATCATTTCAACAATTAAGTAGGGCCTCGCCCTAAGGAATCTAATTTGGCAAAAATCGAGCTTCGTGACTGTAAAATATTTTTGCAAGACGGCCTGTCCGGCACTGGCGCCGTCAATCAAGCATCACCTTCTACGGGTCTGTCTAGCATTCCGGTTGATGCACTGGCACTAAACACCGCAGTGGCAACAACTGTTCCAGTTGGTGCGCGGTTTACAATTGCTGGTGAGACCGGTACGCCTATCCATACTGTTACTGCCGTTACTGGTACGGCACCAACGACTGCCATCACCTTCACTCCCGTGACAGTGGCTGGCGTGACTGACAATGCTGTGATCACATTCCTCCCACGGAAGATTGAGATCAAGGTTGGGGATGGTAACATCACCTACACTGAGGCCCGCGAGCTGACCTATGAACTCGACCGGGGTGCATTAGATTCGGTTCGTGAAGGCGACTCACAGCCTCTCGCTGTCAATATGAACTTCGTCTATGAGTTCGTTCGAACGGGTACCAACTTGGTCATCACTCCTTCTGACGCAATCAAAGGTGTTGGTGGTGCTGCTAGCTGGGTCAGCTCCTCTGCGGACGCATGCGAGCCCTACGCTGTCGACGTAGTTATTGAACACGTTCCTGCTTGTGCGGGTGCGGCTGCACAACCTGAGACAACCACGTTTGAGGACTTCCGCTATGACTCGCTGGCGTTTGACTTGAGTGCAGCCTCAATTGCTGTCCAAGGGCGATGTAACCGAACCGAAGCAACAGTTGTCCGCGTTTCTTAATAACGCAGGCATG